GATCAACTATAACTTCTGGAGTTGGTTCTGGTTCAACAACAACATTTTGTGCAGCAGCAATTGCACTAGCAATTAATGACGATGTTATTCTTGCTTCTTCTTGAAATGCTATTTCTTCTTGAGTTGGTCCAGTTGGTGTTGGAGTAGGTTCTGGAATTGGTTCTGCTTCTAAAGTTGGAATAGGTTCTCCAGCAGTTACTTGTGTTGCTCCCCATGCTTCAAGAGATACTATAGATCCGTCATGAAGTCTTACGCCTGTTCTTAATCCTTGATACTCTGGACCTTGATAACTATATGCTACAGAAATACCACCAGTATTTGTAATTGCTACTAATATATTAACTGTGCTTGGCTGTGCTCCATAATTACCAAACGGAACCATGTTAAGATTTATTTGAAATCCGCCTTCAGAATAATAAATATCTAGTCCACTAGTTCCACTTACTCCTGGAAACCAGTCCATAGAATATAAAGATATAGACGGTGTAGATGGATAAGTCCAATATGTTCCGTCAGGTTGACCGAATGTAATTACAGAGTTAGTTGTTGCATAAATGTTTTCATACTGTACCCCATCAAAAGTCACGGTAGTTGCAATTGGAATCTGATAAGAAACATCGTCACCAGAACATGTATCCATTGTATGAACTGTAGGCTCTTCATCACCTTCATATGCTGCTGCTATGGTTTGAGCCTGAATAGTATTTACACAAGTAGCATATGCATTGTCTGGTAGTCCAAACATTCCAGAGAATAGAATTCCCACCACTGCAATTATGCGTAGGAATTTATTTATAATTGCTCCTATTTAATTATATAGATAGACATATTATATCATGATAAAAGAAAAAGGCGCAGATTGCTCTGCGCCCTAATCTTAAGTTTGTTAATTACTTAACAAGTGTAACTTTTGCTTTTGGATTGGCTTTATTCCACTTTGTAGCAAGTGAATTAAATGCCTTCTTGATTGCAGCAAGTGCAGCAGCATTATCTGCCTTCAACTTAGCAATTTCTGCATCCTTAGCAGCAATAGCATCGGCAAGAGCCTTATCTGCAGCAGTCTTAGCAGTAATAGAAGCAGTTACAGCATCAGCCTTGGCCTTTGCAAGTTCTGCAGCAGCAGTTAGAGCAGCAGCATCAGCAGCAGCCTTAGCAGTTGCAGCATCAGAAGCAGCCTTTGCTAGTGCAGCAGCAAGCGCTGCATCAGCAGTTACCTTATCAGCAGCACGTGCAGCCTTTTCAGCAGTAAGTGCAGCCTGTGCAACAGCAAGTTCTGCAGCAAGATCACGATTAGTGATTACCTTAGCAGCAGTTAGAACTGGAACAGCAAATCCAGCAATTGCAGATTGTGCAGTTACAGATGATCCAATACCAAAGATAACTGTTGAGTTACCAGATGCTGGAAGTGTAACCTTGAAATCAGCAGTTCCATAGTTTGTTAGACCAGATCCTGTTGTAGCAGTTGTGGTATCAAGTGTACCGTTTGCTACTGTTGCAGTAAGAGCAACGCCAGTAATCTTGTTACCAAAAACGTCTGCTGTAGTTACTGTATAAGTATTTTGTGTACCAGCAGCAGCAACATCAACACCTGCTACAGAAACTGTATTAACGTTTCCAGCAGTACCTTGTACATAGTATGTTGTAGTTGTGCCCTGATTTGTAATTACAACTGTACCAACTGCAATAGTCTTTGTAAAGACATAAAATGTAGCAGTTGTACCAGTACCAGTTGCAATAGTTGCAGAAGCAGATCCAGCAGATGCTGTTACTGGAGCAGCAGCAGTTGCAGTTGCAAGAATGATTGAAGCATTCGTTGCTGTAACTGTAACGGCGGTGCCAGTATCAACTGTTGCAATAAAACGCAAAGCGTCTGTTGCATCTACAGAGTTATCTGATGGAACTGGAAGTGCTACGGCTGCTGTGCTTGACAAACCATTGTTTGCTGGAGCAGAGCCATTGACTGCGATTGCCACTGTCATTGGGGCAGCACTTGCAGGTGTTGCGACAATTGTACCCAAGGTCATGGCTGCAACCATACCAAGAGCGATCTTCTTAAATGAATTCATTTTTCTCCTTATTAGACATTCATTGTTTATATTAATTTATATTGATTTAGGTAATCCGAAACATCGTCTGGGATTTCCCTAGTTTCTAATTCTACCATATCCCTTTGTTTTTGTGCAAGTCGAGAGGCAGAACTCCAAGTATGAACCTCAATCTCTAGATTAGAGTCCCTACTTGTATGTGAGATTGCTCCAAATACCGCCCCACAGACGGCATCTGCTAAGTCCTTAGATTTCTTGCGTGGATGGTCAACACGATTATTTTTCATAATCTTAAGTTCACTCATTTCTTCAAGAAGCAAAGGAATCATTGGCATAGCAACTCTTTCTTCATAAATCATCATAGCAAGATCTTCATAATGTTTTTTAGCAACAGAAACAGTATCAGTTCTCATACCAACAGCCTTTAGTTCCTGTTGAATATCAAAAGACTGCCATCTATCAAATGTCACCATTCCAATATTAAAACCTTCTCTACGAAGATTAATTATCCAGTTTTTTACATCTGATAAATTTACAGGTCCTTCTACCTTTGGCTCCCACCACGCAACGGCATCAACGACTACAATAGGTGCAACCTGCTCATAGTCTTTTATGACCTGTATATTTACCCACTTATCTACATGCGCTATAGCAACAGCACATTTGTCATGTTTTTGTGCTAAGTCAGCATGTACATAATAAACTTTATCAGTATCTGGTTTAAAAGTCAAATCGAATCTCCTATAGTTATCTACAGGATTTCTTAATGTCATACATTTTTCCAACTTATCTTTTTGTTTAAAAAATGCATCTGAAGAAAATGTAGGAATACAAGCAAATCGCATCATGGCATCGCCCATATCAGTTAAAAATGCAATTTTAAAATCTTCTATTTTTCTAGTTGGATTTACTTCCCATGTAGGTCTTTTTAGTGCAAACATTCTTGGATATTTGTATGAAACAATCTGATCTTCTTCCCATACTATTTCAAATTCATTATCTGGTCCTTCTGGTAATTCTTCATTAATAATAAACTTGTGTCGTCTTTCTATTACTTCTTTTTCCATAATTACTTCTTCATACCGTTTTGAAATAAAGTCGCCATTGTAGCGAGGGAATGAAAGAAGAACAACCTTGCCAAGATCTGGAAAACGAGAATCTACTGTTCCACGAAATGCTTTATATAAATTATCAGCAGTCTTACCTTGATCATTTCCTGTTCCAACCTCAGATGCAAAACCAGAAATCTCATCAAGAACTGCCATAAATAAGTTTAGACCCTCATGTGATTCACGTTCCGAGTGTCCAGAATAAACTGTAATAGATTTATTAAAACTAACGGAGTTGACTTTTGCTTCATACTTACCAGCAAACCAAGGTGACTTTTCAATTTTATTTTTAAAACCTTTAAAGAAAACATTTTTTGCTTGTTCAGCGTTAACGGCTACGTTAATAATATCTATTGCGTCTCCCGACGGTTTACCAAAATACCTAGCAGGGTCTTTAAGGCATAGTAACTTATATACAACATAAGCACAGGCAACAGTAGAGGTATGGTCCTTCCCACTGCCCTTCCCAAGTTGAAGAATAATTTCGTTCTTTGTGTATTTTTCATAGTGTCTTGCTCCTGCTTCAGTTCCTAGCAAATTAAGAAGATCTGGCTTCTTATATATTTGACTCATTGCTTCAACTATGTCATATTGAATTGGAGACAATGGTGGCTGTCCAAGATAATCAGGAGACTCAACAAATGTTTTTACATCTACTGGAATATCTTCAAATTGTTCATCTTTGAGTGCATCAAAGAAATCATTGAACATCGTGGACAATTGTAATTACCTCGCCCTCTTTGGCTATAGTAGATAGCCTTGACATAATTAAATCTCTAACTTCTGGATGCTCTGATGCAATATCACGAAGAATGCCAACAAGAACTTCTTGTCTTTTTTCTATTTCAACCATTTCTTCTGCAAGTTCTTTATTTTCTAGCAAACCAGCCTTTTGCAACATATCAATTCTTCTTGCCTCAATATCCATGATAAGTTTAATGGCTGTTGTTTTTGCACTAAGAT